GATCGCCTGGTGCATCGACCGCGAGGTTAGGAAGTCTACTGGCGGGTCACAGAAGGACCGGTTGGCGCGGCTCCAGGGCGACCGACTCGAGCTCGATCTCGCGCGTGACCGCGGCGTTCTCGTCCCCTCGGATGAGGTCAAGCCGTTGTGGGAATCCCGGGTGCTGGCTGCCGCTGCATTTCTGGCGAGCAGGGCCTCGCGGCTTGCTGGAATTCTCGAAGCGACGCCTGGCCTCGAGGCAAAGCGTGATGTTCTGAAACGGGAGGACACCGAGTTCTTGAAGAAACTCGGTGTTGAAGGAGAGCGCATGCAGGCTGAACTAGAAAAACTGCTGGAAAAGGTTTCCGCCGTCGAGGCCGAGGCCTTCCTGCAAAGGATCCGCGGCGATGACAAACAACGTACTTCTCAACCTGATCAGGGAGGCTTGGGGGCGGCTGGTACCGCCTGAGAAAATCCCGCCGTCCGAATGGGCGGTCAAGCACCGCCGCATCTCGGGGATGACCGCCGAGATGTCGGGCGAGTACTCGTGGTCGATGTTTCCGCACATGCGGGTGATTATCGACACGTTCTTCGAGCAGGCGGTGCGCGGCATCCGCTGCATGAAGAGCTCGCAGGCCGGCTGGACTGAGACGATGGCGACGTTGATGGGCTACATCGCCGACATGATGCCGGCCCCGATGCTGGTGCTCTTCCCGAAGGAGAAAAAGGGGAAAGAGTTCAACTTGGAGCGCTTTGAGCCGATGGTGCGCGAGACGCCGCGCCTGGCGGCGAAGATCCCGCTGACCAGCCGAGAGAAGGGCATCACGCAGACGTTCAAGCTCTTTCCGGGCGGCTGGCTCAAATTCGTGCACTCGCATTCGGCGGACGAGGTGAAGTCTTCCTCGGCGCGCTATGCCTTCGTCGAGGAGCCGGACGAATGCGAGCAGGACGTTCGCGGGCAGGGCAGCACGGTCAAGCTGCTGCTCGAGCGCCTGAAGCAGTTCTTCGACACGTTTTCGATCATGGGCGGCTCGCCCACGCTGTCGGAGATCTCCGCGATCGAGGCGGAGATGGAGCTCACGGACAAGCGCAAGTGGTATGCGCCGTGCCAGCACTGCGCCGGGGATGTTGCATTGGACGGGCAGGCCTGGGGCCTCGTGAAATACAAGGAAGACCCGAGCCGCAGCCATCCGGTTTACGGCAAGGTGGATCCCGAGACCTCCTACATGGTCTGCCCGCATTGCGGCGGGGAATGGACCGACGCGGAGCGCACGCGCAATTCGCGCGCCGGAAAATTCGTAGCTACCGCACCGTTCACCGGCATTGCCGGTTTCTACATCAGCGATCTGATGAGCAGCTCGCCGGGCGCTGCACTGCCGCGCCTCGTGGAGAAGTATCTCGAGGCCAAGCACCGCGAGGCCCAGGGCGACATCCGCGGACTGATCGAGTTCTGGAACAACCAGCTCGGCCTCGCGTTCAAGTACAAGTCGCCGGCGCCGGACGTCGAGGAGCTCGAGGCGCGCGCCGAGGACTATCCCGAGCTGACGGTGCCGTGGGGAGGCCTGCGGCTGGTATGTGGCGTGGACGTCCAGGGAAACCGGATCGCGGTCTCGGTCATCGCATGGGGGCGCGGCGAGGAATCCTGGCGGATCTACTGGGGCGAGATCTTCGGCAACCCGAGCGACCACGACGATCCGGTCTGGACCGAGCTCGAGAGCTTCCTCTTTCGGCCGTATCGCCATGCGAGCGGCGCGGAGCTCTTCATCGAGGCGGCGTCGATCGACGCCGGCGACGGCAACACCTCCGACGCCGTGTACTGGTTCTGCCGGAAACACCGCTCGCGCGGAGTCATGGCTATTCGCGGAGTGGAGGCCGGCGAGATCTTCCGGATCCCGCGTCCGATCGACCCGGGCTCGCGGCCAACCAAGGCCTCGAAGTACGGCCTGCAGATCTTCCTGGTGGGCACGGAGAAGGCGAAGGACCTGATCATCGGGTTCGGCGAGCACGGCGGGCGCTTGCGGCTCTCCGAGAAAGACGAGCAGGGCCGCGCGATCACCGGCCGCGGGCCCGGCCGGATGCACTGGTATCGCGGCATTCGCGGAGACTGGTACGCGCAGGTCGTCTCCGAGGTCAAGGCGCCGATGAAGAACCGGCCGCGCAACAAGCTCTATTGGCAGGTCAAGCAGGGTGTGCGCAACGAAGGCCTCGACACCGAGGTGTATGCGCTTCACGCATCGCGCCGGCTGAAGGTCAACCTCATGACCGAGGCGCAGTGGAACGCGATCGAGGAGCGGATCCGCCAGCCCGACCTGGTTGGGCAGGGCAAGCAAGAAATTCCTGTGACCGCGAGCAGCGAAGTCGGGGGCGGCGGAGATAAGACCGTCGCCCCCGCGACAGGGCGGCCCGCTGAGCGAGCCGCAAAACCGAAAGCGCCGGTCGACCCGATGCTTGCGCAGCTCATGGGCGGTAACGCCGGCGGCGCGCCGGTAGAGTCCACGTCCACGCCCTATTAAACGCAGTTACTCAGGAAGAAACCACCATGTCGTATTCATTTGGTGTACGTGCGGCAACCAAAGCTCAAGCGATGGAGAAAGTTGCGATCGAACTCGACAAGGTGGTTGCGGCACAGCCGATCCATTCTGCTGACCGCGCGCAAGCTCAGGCTGCGGCCGCAGCCTTCCTCGGCATCATTCCAAACGCGAACGCGGACCAAGACTTCCAGGTTTATGTCAGCGGTTCGGTCAGCTGGAACGGCCTTCTCCCGGACGCGGTCCTTACCTCGGCCGGGGTCAACGTATCCGCGGCGCTGGTGGCCAAGGAAAAGGCCTAGAGGCCGGCCCCGCATGGCGACTCTCGCCCAACTGCAATCCGACCTCGTCGACGCCGAAGCCGCGCTCAAGAAGCTGCTCCTCGGCATCAACGAAGTGACCGTGGAGCACGGCGACATGCGCGTCACCTACAAGGAAACCGACGTGGGCGCGCTGCAGGGCTACATCGACAACCTGAAGGCAAAGATCGTGGCCGCGGGCGGCACGGTGGACACGCTCCAGCGCAAGGCGATCGTTCTCGATCTTCCCGGGAGCTGCTGATCGATCATGAGCAAACCCCACTACAAGCTCAAGCTCCGCGAAGGCGCAGGCCTGCGCGTCGGCGCCGAAGCCTTCCAGGCCGCCTCGCAATCGCACCCGGATTTGCGGCGCTGGTATCCGTTTCCCGGCTCCGCGGATTCGGACCTGCTGCCCGAGCTCGGGCGGATGTCCTCGCGTTCGCGCGACATGGACCGCAACCATGGCATCGCGAGCGGCGCGCGCCAGACGCACCTCGACAACGTCCTCGGGTGCGGCCTTCGTCTCTCCGCGAAACCGAACTGGAAGGTCCTCAAGAAGGACCGCAAGTGGGCCGAGGAGTGGGGCAACAACGTCGAGGCCTGGTGGCAGACCTGGTGGCCGACGACGACCTGCGATGTCGCGGAGTCGCTCACCGGTGACGGGCTGGCCACCCAGACCTTCAACGGCGCCTGGATGAACGGCGACGCGCTCACCCTTCCGATGTGGATGCCCGAGCGAGGCTACCGCTTCGCGACCTGCCTGCAGAACGTGGAGTCGGACCGCCTCAGCAACCCGAACGGCCGGCCGAATTCCGACACGCTCCGCGGCGGGATCGAAATCAGCAAATACGGCAAGCCGCTCGCGTACCTGATCCGCAATTCGCACCCGGGCGACGTGTTCTTCTCCTCGTCGACTTTCGGAATCTACAAGTGGGAGCGGATCCCCGCGGTCACGGACTGGGGCCGCAAGCGGGTGATCCACCTCCACGACAAGGAGCGCACCGGGCAGTCGCGCGGGATCCCGGCGCTCGCCGCGGTCATGCGGCAGTTCAAGGTGCTCGGGGATTTCACGAACGCGGAGCTAAAGGCCGCCGCCGCCAACGCCCTGGTCGCGATGGTGATCGAGTCCTCGATCGAGCAGGAAGGAATCGTCAACCTCCTCAGCAGTGACGCGGAGGCTCTGAAGAAATACACCGAGGGCCTCTCGACCAACAACCGCTCCGCGATCGACTACCAGGGCGCCATGATCCTACCGGTGCCGATGGGCACCAAGGTCTCGAGCGTTTCTCCTGGTCGGCCGTCGACCAGCTTCGAGCCCTTCGTCACGACGCTCCTGCGGCACATCGGCGCGGGGCTGAACATTCCCTACGAGCTGCTGCTCAAGGACTTCAGCAAAACCAACTACTCCTCGGCGCGAGCCTCGCTGAACGAGGCCTGGCGCTTCTTCAAGGGGCGGCGCAAGTGGCTCGCGAACTACTGGTACGCGCCGGTCTACGCGCTCTGGCTCGAGGAGGCGGTCAACGCCGGCCTGGTCGAAGCGCCCGACTTCTACGAGAACTGGGAAGCGTACTGCCGCTGCTTCTGGATCGGCGACGGCCGCGGCTACGTGGATCCGCTCAAGGAGCAGCAGGCCTCGCGCGGACGCATGGAGGACAGCACCTCCACGCTCGAGCTTGAATGCGCGGAGCAGGGCCTGGACTGGGAAGAGGTCATCGAGCAACAGGCCCGCGAGCTGCAGCGCAAGAAGGAACTCGAGACGGAATACGGCATCACGTTCCCGACGCCGTCGCTCAAATCGCTCGCGATACACGATGCACCTGGAGCGGACGGCGACCAGAACCAGCCTGTAAAAGGAAACGGTCAGCAAGTCCCGGCCTGAAGAAACGCCGGCGGCCGGCCGGCAGTAAATCCACGCAAGGCAAATCACCCGGGGCGTTCCGCCCAGGGCTGGCTCACTTCGCCGATCAATCACAGGAGGACGTATGGCGCAATTGCTAAAGAAAGGCACTCCGGTGCGCACCGCCTCGATCACGGGGACCGTCAAGGGGATGAAAGTCAGCGACGACGGGGAAACTCTCCACTATCTCGTCTCCTACCGCAACCACGACCTGTCCGGACGGCCGGACGGCGATCCGATCGAGCGCTATTTCCTTCCTGAAGAGATCGTCGTCGACGAAGTCATGCTGAAGGCGCTGATCGCAGCCCAGGCTGCGGCCCAGGCGGCCGTCGAGGGAAAACAAGTATGAAAAAAATCGTAGAAGGCAAGGCTGGCGAGCAGCTGAACGCCCAGGACCAGCCGGGCGTATTCATCGGCCGCAATGTGCAGATCGAGGAGGCCTTCGCGCTGAAAGGCACCTACGGCTTCAAGTGCGTCGGGCCTCGCGAGGGCATGCGCGCCGAGTACAACCGGATCATTTCGCTCGCGGGCGACGAGGTCGACACCTACCAAGTGGAACGGCTCGGCGCATCCGTTTTACTCCCCGACGATCCGCTTCTGCGCGCTCGCGCCGAAGCGCTCCTCGAGGACAAGTGGGAAGACGCCATCGAGAACACGGTGGTGACCGTCGGCAAGAACCACATCCTCGACACCGAGCTCGCCGGCAGCTCCTACACGGCCGCGTGGTTCATGGGCCTGATCTCCCTGACCTCGTTCTCCGCGATTGCGGCGGGCGACACCATGGCGTCGCACGCCGGCTGGCTCGAAGCCGGCACCGCGAACAACCCGACCTATTCTCAGGGGACGCGGCCCGCGCCGGCGTTTTCAGCGGCCTCCGCTGGAACCAAATCCACCTCCGCGGCGGTGGTGTTCTCAATCACCAGCACGGGGACCGCGAAAGGTGGATTTCTGAATACGGTTTCGACCAAGGACGGAACCACCGGGACATTGCTCTCCGCAGGCCTTTTCACCGGCGGCGACAAGGCCGTGGCGAACGGAGACACCCTCAATGTCACGTACTCGTTGTCCGTATAGATCGCCGGAAGGAGTCCTGTTGATGAAGATCGCCTTCACCATCGTTCTCCTCGCATTCGCGGTCGGCGCGCGCGCCGGTACCGAATGGCAAGTGAAGAAGCTCACC